CTAGAGACACGATCAATTCTAGTTTCATTTCCTGCTTGTTTATAAGTAATATTCATTATTTCATCACATAAATTATTTGTTAAAATATAAGGAATTTCTGCATTTGCTAATTCTTCACTATCTTTTAATTTATGTTTATATTTTTTTTCTAATTCCTTAACTCCTTCATATGGACTTTTTAATAATCCAATATCCATTTTGTTAAAAACTTGCATAAAATGATTAATCATATCACTATTTTTAGTTTCTTTGTTTTGTGCTTTTAATGCAAACACCATAGGAATACTATTTTCAAGTTTATATTTATCATATTCAGAATCGTTTACTACACTATATGGTGGATTGCCATCATTTAAATCTAATACTAATTGATCTGTAACCGAAACCCCTAAACCATTATTATCAATTGTTAAAATTCTTGCTTTAAATTCTTTAACTTTTTGCTTTAAGAATTTTGCTTGTAACAAACTATGTTGTCCTTCCATTGAATATATATTTACCAATTCTTTTATATAATCTCCATTACCTTTTGGTGTTATCTTTATCACCGTTAAACATGAAAGTGCATTTGCATCCCCTTCATTTCTACTAACATCATATGAAAGACAATATTCAACACGATCACTTCCACAATGTTCCCATTCAGCAACTCCAACTACTCTACATTTTTGAAGTTTTTCATCAGAAACAAGAGAATCTGAACTTGAACCAGTCCATACACTTTCGTATTCTCTCATAAAATCCATAATACTGTACGTAGGAGACTCTTTTAAATCAGAAACAAAGTCTTCATCTAATTGACCATACATACAAGGTAATTCATAACTATTACCTATATTAAATGCTGATTTTCCTTCTAACATATCATTATTGACTTCTTTCATTTTTTCAAATGAAAATTGCTGTTGAGTTCCTGCTGTAGTCACATATATTTGAAATTTATGGGGTTCATTAGGGTCAACCCCGCTACACATTGCTATACGATCATTTGCCATCAAAGGAATAATTACAGAATTTAACAAATCACCATTAAACTTTTTATCAGAAATTTCTTCAATTCCACCGCCGTTTCGACGACCTCCTCTTGAAGCATCTTGAACCTGTACCACATCGTACCTTGAAGAATTATGGAATATTAATCTGGTATAATCTTTATTTTCCTGAAATGTTCTAACTTCTGCACGTAACATAGGAAAAAAGTTAAAAATATCATTTAAACAATCTTGACTAATTTTAGCAGCTTGTTCTTTTTTCGGAGCACAAATAAATAGCTTTGTCCCACTGTACATGATACATTTTAATACAAAACATAGGTTTTCTAAAAATGATTTACTTGTTCCTCTAGTACCAGTAATAAAAACTTTTTTATATCTCATCATAATTCTTAAATATATTCTTTGATAAAAATACAATTGAATTTTACAATCAGGAGGAGATATAAAATCAATAAAATGGTCTGGATATTCTCTCCAATATGAACATAGTTCTTTCCATTTTGGCTTTAAAGATTCAAAATCTGCTATTTTATTCTCATTTATTCTACTATTATCTATTAAATGCGGAGCATTAAACAAATTTCCGAAACTATCTTTATTCTGTCTGCTTTTTATACTATAGTTTTTTACGGAAGGCATATCAATTGTCACCCCATATCTTTCAATTTAGGAGTATCAATTGGTGGTTCAATCATTTGACTTACTTTATTTAATTTTAAAGTATAATTAAGAATATACATGATTGTTTTATCTACAATGTCTTGTTCGAGTTCTTTAATATTTCGATAATATTCCCAAGGTGGAATAAAATCATCTTTTTCAATTTCAGCATAAGTTTGAGCAAATGTTCTTAACCCTCCACTTTTAGAAGCATCAGATTTATCCATTGCTCTAAATTGAGAATCGCCCATATATTTAGAAAATAAATTCCCTAGTTTATTTGCCTTATCATAATCTTCATCTTCTAAAGCTTTGTCTAATTTTAAAGAAATGACAGCTAATTTTTTCAAATACGTTTCATCTTGTGCTGATTCAATTTTATTATCTATTTTCATTTGATTATAAAATTGTTCTAATTGCATATAATCTAAAGAATTATATTTATTGCCCCATCTTAAAATCATTTCTGAAGTAACATTAAAATTATGTGTTATTTCTACTTCACATTTTTCGTTATTAACACTATCATAATTTAACTCATGCTCAATTTCAGGTAACATTTTAGAATCTTTCCACCCCAATTTACGGTATTGAGTCATTGCGATATTTTTCATGTAACAACCCATGACCTCGCCACCTTCTTCAAGGGAAGATCGCCAAATATTATAAAGAAAGGGACGATCCATCAATTGAAGTGTATTTTTTACTTTATCTAAAATTATATTGCCTTTATCATCACTAATCATATTTTTAATACACTTCTTACAGTACAAAATCCTACCCATTTTATGGATAGGATTATAACTAACATAATATTCTGTTTCCCTTTTTAAATCTCCACAATTTTGACAAGAGTAATCTTTTATAATTTTTTTTGGTTTTCCCGTTGTACCTTTAGGTCTACCTGCCAACTTAATTTCACTTCCTTAAATTAAAAGGAAAATTAAATTTTAATTAAATAATTTCCCTTAATAAAGCATTACAATATTTATATTTATTTTCTAATAAATCATCAAATTCATAATTTTTATATTTATTACTAAATTCAATAAATTGCTCTTTATTATTATTTATATATCCATATGTATCATGAAATAATTTATGAAGAGATTTAGAGATGCATACTCCCAATCCATATTTTTTATGTAATTCACATAATTTATCTTTAATATTATTAAATTCTATTTCGGAATAATCTAATACCTTTTGACGCTGATCTAAATTTAAAATTTCAAAAATCTCATTAACTATTTTACGAAATGGATATAAATGATGAATATTATCAAAATCTTTACCACTTAATACGCATTTATAATTACAATATTCCATACTTTGTTGTTGCCATTCTTTAATTTCGCTTCTTAATTCAAAATATAAAGCCGTTATTCCTCCACGCCAATTAGGATTTTCTTTTCCAATCAACGGAGTAATAAATCTTGGATTTTTATCTCCTGCCCATTCACCCTTTTTTCTATCAGAAATCAATTTACGTCTTTTATCATTTCTATCCCACTTTTTACCAAACAAATAATTATTTTTACCAACATATTTACCAATTTTAGATAATGATATTTTTCTTTTTGTTTCTTCTGACTTAGGTACTCCAAATAATACAGAATTTTCTCCAGACATTTTCTTAGATCTCTCTTGATTAATTCTCTTAAATACTTCTAAATCCTTACCAGTTACACTTAATAACCATGCTTTATCATGTAAACTTTTATTAATTTCATTTGGAAAGAATAACTTAATTAACTCTGTATTTGTATATTTTGCATAATTATCTATTAATATCTGTTCTTTTTCTTTTGTCCAATGCTCTTTAGGAATATATCCATCTTTCATAAAATGTTTATCTTTTCCACATTCTCGACATACATTTCTCAATCCATCTTTACACATTTTATCTGGAGGAAAATATTTTATATCAATAAGTAATTCCCGATCACATTTTATACAAAATTTATAACCTTTTCTTGGAATATGAATTAATTTATCAGTAAATGACAGACCACTACATTCTTTACATTTACTTCGAAATCCATCCTTAGTATCATGTTTACTAAAGAAATAATCAGTATTTGATAATAATTTTCTTTTACATTCATTACAAATTTTATATCCATCTTTTGCTACATAATAATCATCAGACAATCTATATTTACTTGCACAATTTTTACAATATGTTTTTTCTGATTTTCTTGAAATATATTTACAATAACTAATAGATTTTTCTTTATTACAAACATCACAAATATATTTAACTCCAATATGACATCCAATAATTAAATCATCAAATTTAACTTCAATCTCATCTTTTAAATCACAATCATAACCTTTTGATTGATACCATTTAATATTTTTCCTATTAACCTTAATTTTAAATACTTGATTTTCTACTAACATTTCGAATTCCTTCTTTCTGCAAATTATTATTTATCTGCATTAAAAGAATAGATAGAAGATAGGGTGCAGATATGAAGGAGCTACCTTCAAAAACCTATCTTCTATTGTCTATTTTTATAGACAACAAACGATCTAGACATTTCTGCCTAGATCCTTGACTTGACCACAAAACATTATTATATTTAATTTATTTTTTCATTGTCTTATAAACCCTTAAAACACCATTATTGTCAAAATCACAATATATACTAGTTAAAGTATTATCATTAATAAAATCAAGAATTTCTTGTTCAACACGAAACCATTCTAATTGCATATGATGTTTTTAAAATTTTTGATGATAGTATGCTTCAGTATTCTTATTTCCATCCACATATCCCAACAATATAAGAGGATAAGGAGAAGCAGTTTTTAATGATTTTATACGCTTTTTAATATCTTTACTATATCCGATTTTAATCATTGAGTTGTTCTGAGCTAAAAAGTAAATCATTATTTTTCACTTAACAACCCTTCAATTATCTTAACTTTCCCTTCAATTATACTAATTTGTTCCCTTAATGTACCCAAATAAACTTTTCGCTTTTTAGTAAAATCTTTCTCATGTTCGTTCTCCTGAACAAATTTTATTCCCATTTGAAATAAATCTACTTGCAGTAAAGGCGAAAGTAATAATTTATAAATCATTGCTTCTTCTCTTACTTTACTCATGTTATCAGCAGACAACAATAATTTATCAAACTTTGCTTTACTTTCTTTTGTTTTAGTTACTTTGAATCTTTCAACCTTATTTAACATTTTCTTTTGCTCATTGATTTGATTGGTTAAT